CGACCTGCGACCTGCGACCTGCGACCTGCGTCTTTCTATATATCCAAGAAAAAAACAGGACGTTATATAACGTCCTGCTTGCTATGTTTAGTTTTCATCTTCATCACGTTTTTTGTAAACAACAATAGTAACGGCCACGTTTGGATCTGCCGATCCTGCATACTCCCAGTTTGTATGTCCATAAAATTCCTCACAATATGCATCGATGTAGTCACTTCGATATTTAAAAAGTCCATCTATCATTTTAATTTCTCCTTTAGATATTCATTGACTTCAAACAAGTTATTTAATCCCTGTTCATGCATGACTGTTACACGCTCAACAGTATAACAATCATCGCACATTATCTTATTGAACTCGGGACAATCTTCTGCTTCGGTCTCTCCGCATTCAACGCATGTTCCTGTCATGCCTCCTCCTCAACTGGTATGTATCGCCAGCCATTCTGTGTGTTGTCTTTTGGGTTACGAGCATAGCATGTGTTGCAACGCCATTCGTTCGAGTATTTGGCCAGGCACATCTCTCCAACGGATTTAGGTGCACCGCCACATGATCTGCATGTCGGGCCATACCAGACGTACCAGTATTGATGCCCACAATTCTCGGTTCCGATGTCCGATTTGAAATCAGACAGCACAACGAACCGTAACTCATCGTCACAGTAGAAGAAACGAGAGAAACCATCATCGTGCTGGATAATCGTGGGAATGTCAGGACGTTCAACGAATGTTAACAATTTCGCCATGAGTCTTATACTCCCATTCTTCTACATTTATAATGTCATAATAATCCAAGGCCTTACGAGCTCCTGACTCGTCATGAGCCAGAATGACAACAGTGTTTCTCATGCCCTGGTATTCAAATGTTACTAAAAATCTATCCATCTTTAACCTCCTGCTTAAAAATTAAAAGCAGGAAGGTCGAAACCTTCCTGCCCTTGGAGAGAACTCCGCTAGTCTAGTAGAATCATGTAGCCTCTCGGTTCATGTTTCCTAAACCATGTTAATCCCTTGCGAACAATCCTATAAAAGTATTCGCGCTTTTTTGGATCCGTTTCCACTTCTGCTGACATGTTGCATCCCATTATCATATCATACACAGCGACGGCATCTGGTGAGAGCTCAATGCTCTCACCGCTGAATGGGTTTTGGACTGTCTCAGGATAATCAAACACCTCGCAGTCGAATGGTAATTTTCTAGTCATTTTTCATATTCCTCTCTAGTTCTAGTAGTTCTTCTTCACACTCGTTGCAAAGTGTGATCTCTCCGTCTGTTTGATCTGCTAACCATTCGCAGTCTGCACAATCATTATGACTTTTAAAATCAATCATCGTTTAGTTCCTTTCGAGTAAAAGTTCTCAAACCATCTTCGGATCTTGCGTAATAATCCGCCACATAAATTATCTCTGGATAATTCCTTCGGATAATATTTAGATTATGATCATCGAGATGACATACAGCTTTATGTATTTCTCCCATGGCTTGACCTAATGACCTAGCCCGTGTTTCAGCAAGGCCGTGGTCTTCCACTAGAGTTTTCTCTATTCCGTGGTAATAAAAATCTGTCATTTTTTCTCTCCTGTAATGACTGTTTAAGATAAGTTAAGATTAGCACAGATAACTAAGGAAAACAAACATTATTTTATATTTTCTCCTGCGACCTGCGACCTGCGACTCTATCCATAGACGACAAGAACAAACCAAGTGATTCCTGCGAGTGTGCCCATGAACAGAAGGCAGGTGATAAACTCACCTGCCCATTTTAATATTTCCTTAATCAAAGCTTTCCTCCAATAACACATGAAGGTTACCCATAAATTTAAGTTTACCATCTACCATTCGATATTCTTTGATTGGTCGCATGGTATCATAATAACGATCTTTTTTAAGGATCGTGATTATATTGTCTGTCCCTGCTTCATTCTTAGCAATCTCTTTCAGACTATTGGCACCTCGTGCTAGTCTGTATCTGCCTCTTGGCTTTCCGATACTCGAGTCATATGGATTCAATGTAAAACGGGAATTGTATTCTTCTTTGGTTTCTGATTCGTACCATAGTCTAGGCATTTTGTTTCCTTTCATTAAATTACTGTTAAAACATAAAGGCCAAGCATCCATCCAAATAGGACGATAAAGCCACCGATAAACAAATTAAAATCACTCATTTTGTTTCCTTTCTGGGGGGACACTGTCCCCCCTGTTGTTGATTACTTGGTTCAATCGTGTATCCGCTGGGACCGTCTGTCATAAAGCTCGTTTTCGGTTTTAATAAGCTCTTCTACCTGCTCATGAGCTAAGTTCCAGACCATTCCAGCGATTACTGTCGCAAAGGCTCTATCTTCTGTAGTAAATCTTTCGATGTAATCGTGTATCTCCCCCCAGTCTTTGGGTGAATCAATCATTGGAACTTTATTGATTGGATTTTTTATTCCATGTGGTGTTTGTAAAGCACTGTTCAATATTGAATGTGACATTGTATTACCTTTCTGGGGGGACAGTGTCCCCCCTGTTGTTGATTACTTCTTTGGAACAATTATCTTACTTGTCTTTTGTGGTATCTTGTTCTCTTCAACCCATTCCATACCAAGCGCATCGATAACCGCTTGTTGTGGTAGGTACTTTTTAAGCGGTGCATCTAGAACATCGAAATGTTCAGGAAACGCACCTTGACGGATAAGATTTTCCCAATACTTTATCTCATCAGATAATTTTTTTAGATGAGACTTGGCTAGGGCAAGTGAAGTTCGGGGGTCATTAGTGACGCTCGACTTTAAGTTATAATCAAACATGATTTCTCTCTCTTTGTTGTTGACGGTGTATCAATAGCGACACACCTACAAATACAGTAGCACATAATAAAAAAGATAACAAGGGAAAAAATGGGATAATATACATTATTATTCCACATTGTGGAAAACATACGTTCACGTTTTGTTCTCACCACTCCCCTAGTCTCAGATTATCGATAATCTTTTGGGGTTACTGGGTCAGATAGCTGTTCACGTTTTGTTCCAAGCACCCCCTACCCCCTATATTTTGGGGATGTGTCGTCAACAGTCGTGTCATGTCATGTTGGGTTGATAAATTCATTCAGAAATATTATCATTGGGCCATGGACGACTTTCAGCCTAATTTAGATGCCGTACCCGAGGACGCACTTCGTGAAATCCTGTTACTGAGACAGCAAGAGCGGGTGTTGGTGACCCGTGAACGGGCGGCCGATGACTTTATGTCCTATGTTCATCATGTATATGACGGGTTTATTGAGGGCCGACATCACAAGATTATCGCAGAAAAGCTAGAGAGAATAGCTCGTGGAGAGTTAAAAAGACTGATAGTGAACATGCCACCTCGGCATTCCAAGTCAGAGTTTGCTTCTTATCTTATGCCTAGCTGGTTTTTAGGAAGAAATCCCAAGTTAAAGATTATCCAGGCAACAATGAACACGGAACTTGCTGTACGATTTGGCAGGAAGGTAAGAGATTTAATAGGGGACCCATTATATCAGCAGATATTTCCGGCCACGGATTTAAAACCAGACTCCCAGGCAGCGGGGCGGTGGGAGACAAGTGCTGGTGGAGAGTATTTTGCTGCTGGTGTTGGTGCAGCGATGACGGGTCGTGGTGCAGATTTGCTGATTATTGATGACCCGCACTCGGAACAGGATGCATTATCCTCGACTGCGTATGATAATGCGTATGAGTGGTACACTTCGGGGCCGAGACAGCGTCTACAACCGGGGGGTTGTATTATAATTGTGCAGACGAGGTGGTCAAAGAAGGACATAACGGGCAGGTTATTGCGTGCACAGGGCAAGGATTTGATGGCAGATCAGTGGGAGGTGGTTGAATTTCCTGCGATTATGCCTTCTGGAGAGCCCTTATGGCCTGAATTTTGGGAAAAAGACGAGTTATTGAAGGTCAAGGCTTCGTTGTCCGTGGGCAAATGGAATGCACAGTGGCAGCAGAACCCTACATCCGAAGAAACAGCGATGGTGAAGCGCGAATGGTGGAAGCCGTGGGAAGAATCATCGACCCCGAACCTTGAATATGTGATTCAGGCGTATGATACTGCGTATAGCAAGCGTGAATCGGCCGATTATTCTGCGATTACGACTTGGGGTGTGTTTAAACCGGACAAATTTGGGGGCGACCACCTAATTTTACTGGACGCGAAGCGTGGTCGCTGGAACTTTCCAGAGTTAAAGCAGATAGCGATAGAGGAAAACGACTATTGGGAGCCGGATATGATGTTAATCGAGGCAAAAGCCTCGGGTATGTCACTGGCAGACGAGATGCGGTTGCAGAATTTACCTGTTGTTACGTTCTCTCCGGGCAGGCGAAAAGGCGGTGGTATGGATAAGGTAACTCGCATGCATATGGTTTCTCCTATTTTTGAAGCGGGAAAAGTGTGGTATCCTGAAGGAGAGAAATTTGCCGATGAGGTTATAGAAGAGGTTGCATCTTTTCCAAATGGGGACCATGATGACTTCTGTGACAGCATGACCATGGCGTTAATGCGATTTCGGCAGGGTGGTTTTATAAGTCTGGAAGGTGAAGAGATAGATGATTGGGCCCCACCTACGGTTAGAGAGTATTATTAGGAGAACACCATGACGAACAAACAAAAATCTGCATTAGAACAAATGGAAGAGCAGATAAAGCTTCTTTCAGATGAGATGATGGAACGACCCGAATACAAAAGGTTAAGAAGTAATATGGGGTTGCCTGCCTATGAACCTTATTTTTCTAATCGGGCCAAAGGAAAGAAAGCAAGAAAAAAAGGCGGGGCTATTATGAAGGCTCGTGGTGGAACATTTAAAGGAACATTCTAATGGCATTACCTCCAAAACCACTCGCAGGCATGATTGAAGGAACCATGGGCCCTGGTGGTCCAGACATGGCACCTGATCAAATGCTTGATGTAGAAATAGAAGTACAAGGACAGCCTGAATTACCGCTAGGTATTGAGATGGTTGGCGAAGAGCAGATGGAGGTTGAGGTTGAAGAGTACAATCACAACGCCAATCTAGCAGAGGTTCTAGATGATTCGATTCTTGGAACACTGTCCTCGGACCTTATGTCCAAGGTTGAAGAGGACAAGGAGTCTAGAGAAGAGTGGGAAGAGGCGATTGCCAAGGGATTGACGTTACTTGGCATACGCTATGAGGAAAGAAGTGAACCGTTCCCGGGGTCTTCTGGTGTAACCCACCCATTGCTAAGTGAAGCAATCACACAGTTTCAAGCGCAGGCATACAAGGAAATGCTACCAGCAGGCGGCCCTGTAAAGACATCGATTATTGGTGCACCGACAGCGGAAACCGAAGCACAGGCAACTCGTGTAGAAGATTACATGAACTATCAGATAACCGAGGTCATGGAAGAGTATGACCAAGATACAGACCAGATGCTGTATTATCTGCCAATCACAGGCTCCACCTTCAAGAAAGTTTATTTCGACCCATCCAAGCAACGGGCGGTGTCCAAGTTTGTACATGCCGAAGATTTGGTTGTGAACTACGATGCATCAGATATTCGCACGGCAGAGCGGTGCACACACATCGTAAAAATGACGGACAACGATGTAAGAAAGCTACAGATTGGTGGTATTTACAGGGATGTTTCTCTGTCTTATTCGGATCAAGATGAGTCTGACTCTACAATTCAGGGCAAGGCAGATGAGCTTCAGGGGTTACGTCCGGGGTATAGTGATGAGATTTACACGTTGTATGAGATACATACCGAGCTTGATTTAGAAGGCTTTGAAGATGTGGACATGATGGGAGAGCCAACAGGTATTAAGCTTCCATACATTGTTACGATTGATGAGGGCTCTGGTCAGGTGTTATCGGTTACTCGAAACTATCGTGAGATGGATCCGCTTCGCAGAAAGCGGCAGTATTTTGTACATTACAAGTTCTTACCGGGGCTTGGTTTCTATGGATTTGGGTTACTGCACACAATAGGCGGGCTATCTCGAGCAGCCACATCCATTCTGCGTCAGCTAATCGATGCAGGCACATTGTCTAATCTTCCTGGTGGTTTCAAGGCACGTGGTGTGAGGATTCGTAACGATGATGAGCCCGTGGTTCCTGGTGAGTTTAGAGATATTGATGCTCCTGCTGGGGATGTTCGCAATGCAATTATACCGTTACCCTACAAAGAACCATCAGGTACATTGGCACAATTGCTTGGTGTTGTAGTAGATTCTGGTAAACGCTTTGCACAGGTGGCAGACGCAAAGATTGCAGATGTAAACTCACAAGCCCCTGTTGGTACAACCGTTGCTTTGATAGAACAGGGTTCAAAGGTTATTAGCAGTATTCACAAGCGCATGCACTATGGGCAGAAGCAAGAGTTCCGTATGCTTGCAGAGATATTTGGCGAGAATCCAGTGCCATATCCGTATTTTGTAGGGGCAAATGCAAACCCGCAGTTGATGGCGCAAGACTTTGATGGCCGTATAGATATACTTCCTGTGTCTGACCCAAGCATTTTTTCAATGGCACAGCGTATGTCTCTGGCACAAACACAACTGCAAATGGCACAACAAGCACCGCAGTTGCACAATATGTATGAGGCATATCGAAGAGTGTATGACGCACTAGATATTAAGAATATCGAGGCGATTCTGCCTCCTCCACCACAGCCTGCACCTACAGATCCAGGGACGGAGAACGGAAATGTCTTGAAGAATATGCCTTTGAAAGCATTCCAGGAACAAGATCATATTGCACACATAAGAGTGCATGCAGCCATGGTTCGCTCTAAGGTATCCACGGTAAATCCACAGGCATTTATTTTGCTTCAGTCTCACATACAGGAACACATATCCATGCATGCTCGAGATGTAGTACAAGAGATGTTTCGTCAAGTTATTCAACAGGCACAGATGGCTGGAGAGATGGCACCGCAGGTTGACCCTGTTGCAGTTGAAGCAGCAATCGCACAGCAAGCAGCCGATACAACTGAGCAGTTGGCACCTTTACTTGTACCAGCCGATACGCAAGACCCATTGATAGGTATTAGGCAGAAAGAGCTAGAGAACGATACCATGGAGATACAGCGTAAGATGCAGAGCGATGCGATGGATTTCCAAGTAGACCAAGCCAAGTTGATGCAGGCTTACGAGTTGGCACAACAAAGGATAAATACGCAGACACAGATTGCTGAAGATAGGAACGATGTAAATATCTACAGAATAAATACACAGGCAGCATTGAAAAGAGGGGCTAAATGATACAAGCTTTAATAGGGCCTGTAACAGGCATACTAGATAAATTTATTGAAGACAAGGATCAGAAGAATGCTTTGGCGCACGAAATTGCCACAATGGCAGAAAGACATGCTCAAGAGACAAAAATGGCTCAAATCGAAGTCAACAAAGCAGAAGCGCAACACAAATCCATCTTTGTTTCTGGATGGCGTCCCTTCATCGGCTGGACCTGTGGTACAGCGTTGGCATACCACTTTGTCCTTGCTCCGATTATTTTGTTCGCAACAGCGTATGCTGGTGTCGAGGTTCCTGAGCTACCTAGTTTCGACATGGAGACGTTGACCACGATTTTGCTTGGAATGCTGGGCCTCGGAGGATTACGCAGTTTTGAGAAATACAAAGGGTTAACCAAATGATCCAGAAGCGTCTTCAGAAAGGCTCCGACTACAACAAATATGACTTAGATGGGGACGGAGTTGTAGACGATGATGAGTTGTTGGCAGCCGAAAAACTACACGATATAGAGGCAGCCGAGAAGCAAGAGGCAGCCGAGCTACGCAAAATGACGGCACAAAGGCGTATGGCTACGGCTGTGTTATGCTTTATGGCGTTATATACACTGTTGATGTTCACACCTTTTGTGTCAGATGAAAGAGTAAGACTTCTTACAGACCTTTCTAGTTTATTGTACTTAACAGGTGGAGGTATAGTGGGAGCCTACATGGCTGTATCTGTGTGGCCGAAAAAAGCGTAAGAAGATATGGAAAGCGTAAATTTAAGAGGCATGATATTCGTTGGCCGAAAGAATACAAGATACATCAGTCCACAGAATGCAAGGCCTGTGGAAATAAAACGTCAGGGTTTTCCAAGGATGATGGAGAGACTTGGTACTGTTCAAGTTGCATAACAAAAGTGGAATAGACAAGATTAAACAATTACGGCATACTGTTTCTCAAGACATAAAGGTGACTTAAATGGCAAGACCCAGAATAAATCAATTTGCAAACGATTTAAGTATTAGCAGAAATCAAGCTGTAAACTTAATCAACAAAGGCCGCAGTAAAAAAGATGGTGGCTCACAAGTATTGGAGAACAATATGAATAAAATGAAAGGCTACAAAAAAGGTGGCGTAGGTCCTATTCCGTTACCTGATGAAGCAAAACGTATTCGTTTAGCTGCTGCCTTAGACCCGAAAAGAAGAGAAGACAAAGAGGCTGCCAGAAGGGCTATAGCTGAAAAGAACTTGCTTGAAATGGAAAGCAAAGCAGAAAAAGCTCGAGCAAAAGAAATGGTCCAAGAAAAACTTATGACTAGAGAAGAGTTTCTGGAAAAGTATGGCCCTAAAGGTCGTAAGACTGGGGGCTTGGAAAGACGCGGTGATGACCAACCAGTAATCATGGCAGGAGATGGCAAGTTTGTATGTCGTGGTGGCGGTGCAGCGGTTAGAGGCACAGGTTTTTCAGGAGTAAAGTAAGTGGCCTCTAGGGACTCTACAACAGCAATAGTTGATGGCAAACGGATTGGTGGAGCGGATCTTGGAAAAAGATTAGCAAAACGAATAGACCCTTCTAGACCTGAGTCTCGCACTAAACCTTTTAAAGAAGACAGAGACAGCGGTCTGCCTAAAGCGTTATTAGCTCGTATGCAGAAGCAAGGATTTGAGCCCTCAACAACAGATACTTCTGGTAATATTGTAAATCCTTACGGGTCAAGTGGTCTTAGACAATATATTAGTTTTCCTAATTTAGAACAAAAACAGATTGATGATATATACAATAAAAGAGTTCAGAGGTTTCTAGCTCCAGAAACAATGTCTTCTATAAATCCTAGGGCTATGCGTAGAGGATTTGGTAGTTTGTTTGGCGGCAGTGAAGGAGAGGCAACTATTTCTGGTCCTCTTCGTAAACAAGTTCAACCAATGTCAGCGATGGAGATGGGAGCTAGAGGTATTTTTTCCCTTCTTCCTGGCAATATTTTTGGGCCGATTGTTTCTATGGCTGACCCAGCAGGAACAAGAATGGTTCCAGAGTCTAGTCCTAACTATGACCCCGGCCTGGATCCTCGTAATAAACCTGGGGGCATGATTAGCAACATGCTTAGTTTCTTTACAGGGGGAGTTGACCCAAGAGAGGCTAAAGACAAAGTATCTGAGTTACTTCCTGATTTTAATTTAAGTGGTATATCTAGTTTACTTCCTGACTTTAACTTAAACCTAGAATCTGAAACGAATGATTTAGACGAAGGGCCTGTAGAGAATCCTTTTTATCCTGATATGCGGAGGTCTGTAAATGAACCCTCTGTAATCGAAGCGGCTGTAAATGAACCTATAATTCCTTCTGTAAATATGTTGGGGGGTTCTATCATCCCTGACACTCCTAGTAGAATGTAAACATGGATTTAATTAATATTGTAACAAAATATCAAAAAGCCTTGAAACAAAGGATAGATGATATTAGTGTAAGTGTAACTAGTGGTGGTATTTCCGATATGGAAGACTACCGAGCAAGAGTCGGTGAAATACAGGGTGTCACCTATGCTCTTGATGAATTGCAGGCCCTGCTAAAGAAGAGCAATTATGACGAAGACACTTCTAGTTCCTGACTATATTCTCCAGCAGCAGAGAGCAAAAAAAGAATCCGAAAAAGCTGCACAAGACATGTCCTTAAAAGAAAGAGTACCACAGCCAACAGGGTGGCGCATACTTGTTATGCCTTACACTGGTAACGATAAAACAGATGGCGGTGTGTATATTCCAGACCAAGTTCGAGAACGTGAAGCTCGAGCAACGGTTGTCGCGTATGTTATTAAAGTTGGGCCGTTAGCGTATCAAGACCAAGACAAGTTTGGTGGAGAGGCGTGGTGCAAGGAAGGAGACTGGGTCTGCATTGGCAGATACGCAGGTTCTCGTTTCAATATCACGGGTGGCGAGGTTCGTATTATAAATGATGACGAAGTTATCGCTACAATCGTAGATCCTGACGACATTAAAAGTTATAAATAGAGGACATGATGAGCAAAGAAAACGTAGCTGAACAGCAAGAATTAGAGTTTGAAACTGAAGTTGATGTGAAAGAGGAGACAGAAGAAACTCCTAAAGAAGCAGAGAAACCTGAAGTTGAAACTCAAGAAGAGACGACCGAAGCATCGAATGATGATGAGTTATCAGATTATTCTAAAAGTGTTCAAAGGCGAATAAAGAAGATAACTGATAAATACAGGCAAGAGGAAGCAAGAGCAAAGTCTGCTTTTGAGTATGCTGAAGAAGTAAACAAACAAAACGAGGCTCTAAAACAACGCTTAGATGCGTTAGACCAGTCTTATGTTGGTGAGTTTGGAACTAGAATAGACTCTCAAATACAAGCTGCAAAGACGGCTTATCAGAAAGCATATGATGAAGGTAATGCTGATGAGATGTTCGAGGCTCAAAAGAATTTGAGTAAGTTAGCTCTTGACCAAGCACAGTTAGAGCAATCTAAAAAACAAATGGAAGAGAGGGCAAAGAAAGCTGAAGAGGCTCCTAAGCAGCAAACTCCTCAACAACAAGCGCAACAACAAGCGCAACCAGACCCGAAGGCAGAAGCTTGGGCAGAAAAGAATGATTGGTTTGGCACAGACCAGCCTATGACATACGCAGCTTTTGGTGTTCACAGGCAATTGATAGAGGATGAGGGCTTTGATCCTCAATCCGATGAATACTATAAAGAGCTAGATAGAAGAATACGATCTGAGTTCCCACAGAAGTTTATGGACACTCAAAGATCCTCCAGCCCTAGAGTTGCTTCTGCTGATTCTTCTGCATCAAGAGCACCATCGAAGGGTAAAAGAAGGGTTAAATTAACACCTTCTCAAATTGCAATTGCAAAAAGATTAAATGTACCATTGGAAGAATACGCAAAGTATGTTAAGGATTAATTATGACAGATTCTAAAAGACAGCCACGCGAAGCTGCAACTCGCGCAAAGACCCAAAGACGTAAGCCTTGGGCACCTCCATCTAAACTGGAGGCTCCAGAAGCTCCCGCAGGCTTCAAACACCGCTGGATTAGAACATCCATTCGTGGGGAAGACGATTCTATGAACGTAGGTGCAAAATTACGGGAAGGATGGGAACCAGTTCGTGCTGATGAATATCCTGAATTGGAGGGCATATACCCTTCTATTGAGGATGGGAAACATGCAGGTACAATAGGTGTAGGTGGTTTGATGCTTGCACGGATCCCAGAGGAAACGGTTGAAGAAAGAACTGAATATTTTCGGGAGCAGACCCGCACACAAATGGATGCCGTGGACCAAAACTTGATGAGGGAGCAAGATTCCTCAATGCCTATTCACAAACCGGATAGGCGAAGTCGTGTAACTTTTGGTGGCAAAGATTAGCCACCTAATTTTAGGAGCTAAGATATGGCAAACGTAAATGTTGGGTTTGGTTTAAAACCAATCAGCATGCTCGGTGGCGCACCCGCTACTCAGGGCACTAACTCATATCACATTGCCAGTAATGCTTCTGCGATTTTTCAAGGTTCTCCAGTTATTGCAACAAACAGTGGCACAATTGCCGTGTCAAGTTCTGCTTCTGGTGACACGTTGAAATTCGTAGGTGTATTTGCAGGATGTGAATATGTATCATCATCAACAGGCAAAAAAGTCTTTTCAAATTTTTGGCCTGGATCAGGGGCAGACACAAACTTCGATATTCTCGGGTTTGTTCATGACAATCCTTTCCAGCGTTTTGTAGTTTGTTCAGACGCCTCACTCACTGATAAAGCGACAGCAATCACTACTATCTTTGAGGGTGCCGAATTTTCTGCTGAATCTAATAAAGGTGCAGCAGATGGAAGCACAACCACTGGCTTGTCAGCCGCACAACTGGATGTATCAACTGTAGATGCTTCAGATTTATCTCATCCTCTAAAGATTGTTGGTATTCTTGACGATCCAGATAATGAAGATTTTACTGCTGCTGGTATTCCTTTGATTGTGGTAATTAACAACCATGCGCTTCTAGCAGGTTCTGCTGAAGCAGTAGTAAGTTAAGGGAGAACTAGATTATGGCTATTTCTAGAGCACAACTCGCCAAAGAATTAGAGCCCGGTTTAAATGCTCTCTTTGGCTTAGAATACAACCGCTATGAAGGTCAGCATGCTGAAATCTTCGATACAGAAGCATCAGATCGTGCTTTTGAAGAAGAGGTGATGCTATCAGGTTTCGGTGCGGCCCCAGTGAAAAGTGAAGGTTCAGGTGTATCATTTGATGATGCGCAGGAAGCATACACTGCTCGTTATAATCACGAGACAGTTGCTATGGCCTTTTCGATTACTGAGGAAGCTGTCGAAGACAACTTGTATGATCGTCTGGCATCACGCTATACTCGTGCACTTGCACGCTCTATGGCACACTCAAAACAGGTTAAGGCTGCTTCAATATTGAACAATGCTTTCACTGCTGGGGCTTTTGCTGGTGGTGACGGTGTTGCTTTATGTGATGCATCTCACCCTTTGACAACTGGTGGTACGTTTAACAACGAGCCGTCAACTGCTGCCGACTTGAATGAAACTTCTCTTGAAGATGCTTTAATCAGTATCTCTGGATTTGTTGATGAGCGAGGACTTATTATTGCATTACGCGGTATGAAGTTAATCGTTCCCCGTCAGCTTCAGTTTGTTGCAGAGCGGTTGCTTGTTTCTAACCTTCGTGTTGGAACTTCAGACAATGATGTGAACGCACTAAAGTCTATGGGTATGTTACCAGACGGCTATGTCGTTAACGACTACCTAACAGACACGGATGCGTTTTTCTTAAAAACAGATGCTCCAAACGGCTTCAAGCATTTTGAGCGTCTAGCATTGTCTACTAACATGGATCCTGATTTCGACACAGGAAACATGAGGTTCAAGGCTCGTGAGCGTTACAGCTTCGGATTCTCTGATCCAAGATGTGTGTTCGGTTCACCGGGCGCATAAAAAAACATCTCTCCTGTAGATGTAACGGCAAGGTCTAGGTATTAACTAACCTTGCCGTTTTTTATTTTTTCAGTTATGGTATAGTTGTGGCTGAGAGAAAGTTAGGGCTTATGTTGGATGACACCCCTACAAAACCCTCTCACCACATAATAACCCTTGACAGCATTTTGCTGACATTAGCCAAGACAAGGAGATTACCATGGCTTCATCAACTTTCTCTGGTCCTATTAAGGCCGGAACTATCAAGAACACCACGGGCACAGACCTTGGAACCAATATTGCAAATGTTGGACAAGTCGTAATGGCTCAAACTTTTTCAGCAGACCTTTCTGGTGGCGCACTTGCCGCTCAAGTAACAGATGTTGTTATTCCTGCAAACTCACAAATTATTGACTGCGTAATTGATGTTATCACCGCAGCAAGTGGTGCAACTAACCTCAGTGTTGGTGACACAGTGGGTGGTGCAGCAACGATTCTAAATACTTTTGCCAGTGGAACAACCGCAGGCCGCAAGTACCCTACAACTGAAGCAGGTGGTGCTCTTTCTTGGCAAGATACTGGAACAGCGGATATTCGTTTGACTGTTACAGCCTCTGCCGCAACAAGTGCAGGACTGGTTCGCTTTACAATTTTGTATCAGCAAAATAATAACCTAGCTTAATAGGAGGCTACGATGGCTAGTTCAATTATTGCGAAGACAATTACTGGCACAGGTACGTTTAATGGCGGTAGAACTAGGTTAAAATCCTTTGTTGTGAGAAGCGCAGGCAGTGGTTCCCCTGCCGCAGTTTTTAGAAACGGCAGTGGTTCAGGAGCAACACTTTTGACCATGACTTTTTTAGCTTCAGACGATACTCAGGTTAGTATTCCTGACCATGGCATCGTCTTTCCAGACGGTTGTCATGTGACACTTACTGCAATAGACTCTATGACAGGGTTTTTTGGGTAGCGTTATGGCTCGGAAGCGAGATAAGCAACCGCCAAAAACAAAAAAATATTTCCGCTCCACCAAGTCTGGGGCGGGAATGACTAAGGCCGGGGTAGCTAAATACAGAAGAGACAACCCTGGTAGTAAACTCAAAACGGCCGTTACTGGTAAAGTAAAGAAGGGAAGTAAGGACGCTAAAAGACGCAAGTCTTTCTGCGCTCGTTCTGCTGGGCAAATGAAAAAGTTTCCTAAAGCAGCTAAAGATCCAAACAGCCGATTAAGGCAAGCTAGAAGAAGATGGAAGTGTTAATGACTGAGAAGGTAGAGGTAACTTTAGCTAGATTAGAAGAGAGGCTTACGCAGCTTCAAGATGAAGTGCGTCATGTTCATGAAGAGGTTTCTGAATTAAAGGCTCAAGCCAATAGATGGAAGGGTGCTTTCTGGGTAATGCTTGCCATGGGCGGTATCGTTGGTTCTATAGCTCATCTGGTAGTGGGATGGATTAGATAATGCTTATCAGAAGATCGAGTATACCAAAACAAATTAACAATCCTCCTAATAAGAAAAAGAAGAAAAGGAGAAAGTAGTTGTCTCATTATACAAAGCCTTTAAAGAAAGTTATAAAAGGTTTGAAAAAAGCATCTAAGCTTCATTCAAAACAAGCAAAGACTCTTTCAAAAATAGAAAGAGATCAACGAACTCGATACAAAAAAAAGAAGATAAAAGGCAGTAAGAGAGGCAAATAAAATGGCAGCAACTAGTAGACTGGTTTATTTTAAAAAAGGGGGTAAGGCTAGTGCAAAGAGCAAGGGATCAAAGATATGCCCAGAGGGTAAGGCGTGGGCTAAACGCACCTTTGACACATACCCGTCAGCGTATGCAAACTTGGCCGCATCAAAATACTGCAAAGACCCAAACTACGCAAAGAAGTCAAAAGGTGGCAAGCGAAAGGGCAGATAATGGGGGAGCTTAAAAAATGGTTAGACCAAGATTGGGTGAGGATTGGAACTGATGGCTCTATCAAAGGTTCGTGTGGAACTTCAAAAAATAAAAAGAGGCCTGACCGTTGTTTACCAAGAGCAAAAGCAAATAGTCTTAGTAAGGCTGAACGAGCTAAGACTGCTCGTAAAAAGAAACGTGAGGGCGGGAAAGGCAAAACTGTTGTCTCTAATACAAAAAAAGCAAAAGTAAGCACTAGAAACTCAGGTGGGTTAGAGACAAAACCAAAAAGACCCTTCAATGGTAGGTTAGATTCAGGGTCTGTTGTAGCTAGAGGCTGTGGTGCAGTTATGGAGAATAGAAGAAAAGTAACAACGGGGGCTGTTGGGTCTTAGGAGATTTTAATGGTCGATCCGATCAGTGCAATGGCGTTGGCCTCCGGTGCTTTTGCCACTTTAAAAAAAGGTGTGAGCATAGGCCGTGATGTGCATTCAATGGGCAAAAGTTTGTCTACTTGGATGTCAGCAGTATCTGATATTGATCGCGCTCACCATGAGGCTAAGAACCCTCCATTATTCAAGAAAATATTTAATGCTAAGAGTGTAGAGCAAGAAGCTGTAGAGTTATTTACTCAAAAAAAACAGCTTGAGAATCAAAGAGATGAACTTCGTAAATTAATTTCTGCTATGTGTGGCCCAAGCGCATGGCAAGAATTACTTCGTATGGAAGCAGACATACGAAAGCAAAGGAAAGAAACACTATATGCACAAAGAGAGGCTAGAAGGCACCTTGTAGAAGCTGTTAGTATTGGTTTTTTAGTGATTACAGTTGTTGGTTTTTTTATTTTTGTATTCTGGTTATTTGCTAATAGGGGTAGCTTCTAAATTATTGTTGTGATACGGTTAAACAAACACAGGAGATTTTTATGACTAAATTAAAACCAGTACCAGCAGACAACAAGGGTCTACCTAATCTTCCCAAGAATGTGAGAAACAATATGGGTTACATGAGAAAAGGTGGCGCAGTTAAGAAAAATTCTGGTGGGGTTTATATGAGTCCTAGAAAAAGAATGGCTGGAGCGTAAAGGAGAAACCAAATGGTGATGAAAAAGAAAAAAGGCATGGCTAATGGCGGTGCGATGAAAAAGAAAAAAGGCATGGCTCGAGGCGGTGCGATGAAGAAAGCAAGAGGCGGGGCAGCAAGAAGACGCTAGTTCCTTAAATGCCTTATTTGCAAAGCAACATCCCGTATTTTAAATGCTGGGTGAGAAGAGAATATACGCATAATCACTCTAATTATCATGGTGATTTTATACATGCTATGGCAATTGCTGTTACAACTATTCCTGACAGATGTTTAAGTTTTCAATTAATCTTCACAGGTTATGAAGCTGATGATGGAGAAACTGAAAACATTCATGGAGGGGCTATGTGGGCGAGAATGCCAATTACAGCACTTGTTGCAGACGTTCCTTTAGAAGAATGGCCTGAACAAATGCCGACACATTTAGCACAACCCTGGGATTGTAGCTCTCATTTTCACTCTGTTTATTGTCTTGATAGAGTTAGCTCTAGTCCTTGGTTGTGTAAGATAGATGGTGAGTTTTATACTGGAAAGTATATCTTCACTGTTGATTACACCGAAAATGAAATAGCAGACGACCCTGCACAACACAAACAAAGTCACTTATTACAACTAACAGATGCTGGTAAATGGACAGGAAATATCGTAGCCTTACCTAACAATAGGGTCAGAGCAACGAGCCCTGCTCTTTGGGAGACTGGTGAAGGTGCTCCTGATTTTAGACCAAGTCAATGGACACACAGTGCTGAAAGTGATAGTAGTTATATGGACCCAGATATTACGTTTAACAATTTATATTCGGAAGAGTAATCATGGCTACATCAGGATCTAGAGACTTTGACTTAGACGTTGCAGATATTATCGAGGAAGCCTACGAGCGTTGTGGTTTAGAATTACGAACTGGATATGATGCTAAAACTGCTAGAAGGTCACTGAATCTTATGTTCGCAGAATGGGCGAACAGAGGAATTAATCTTTGGACTGTTAAACAAGACACACAATCTTTAACCGCTGGAACTGCTACCTACGCCTTCAACGCTACTTTTACTGATTTATTAGAGGTAGTTCTTAGAAGAGATGGTACTGATTTTGATTTAAATAGAATATCCAGAGGCGAATATTTAAGTATACCAAATAAAACAACACAAGGCAGACCTAGTCAGTATTATTATAACAGGCAAACAATACCTGAAATAAACTTGTGGGCTACACCAGATAGTTCTTCTGATATTTTGGTCTATTATTACATTCAAAGAATTGAAGATGCAGACGCATTAGTTAACACTACTGACGCACCTTTTAGATTTCTGCCTTGTATAGTAGCTGGGCTTGCTTACTATTTAGCAATGAAAAAGGCTCCAGATAGAATACAACTTTTAAAAGCTGTTTATGAGGAAGAGTTTCAAAGAGCAGCCGATGAGGATGAAGATAGAGTTCCTTTAAAACTACAACCAAGTTTTGAATATCTCAGAGTAACGTAATGGGTAGATACGCATCTGGTAGAAATGCTTATGGAACTTCAGATAGATCTGGGTTTAGGTATCGGCTGGCAGAGATGCGAACTGAATGGAATGGGCTAAAGGTTGGTCCAGACGAGTATGAACCGAAGCATCCTCAACTAGAACCTGCTAACGTAGGCTCAGATCCTCAAGCACTCCGTAACCCAAGACCAGACCAATATGTAGATCTAATTACTCGAGTAATTGTTAGAACAAATGTTGGCGATGGTTTTATAGGAGGGGTACTGTCTAAATTAGATGCTCTTACTTTGAGTGTTGGAACCGTGGAAGTAACAACTGCTGCCACCTCGGCATCGACTTTCGATTCTACAAGTGTTACACTTGATTCAGCTACCAAAACTTTTGACGAGGGTTAAATGGCAAAGCAAACTGTAGGAATTGGTTCTAGTGCAAATGACGGTACAGGTGACACACTCCGTGCTGGTGCTGATAAGATAAATGATAATTTTACAGAGATATATAATGCATTAGGAAACAGTTCTAGTGTTCTGACAGATATCATAGATGCAAATGGTCTTTTTGACGTTAGCTCTGGTGCTAACAAAATTGTTTTCTATTATGCAAATCTAAGCGACCTACCTAGTGCTTCGACATATCATGGGGCAATAGCTCATGTTCATGCAACAGGGGGTTTATACTTTGCTCATGGTGGTGCTTGGCTTAGACTAAACGATGAGACAACAGGACCTGTCACTAAGTATGTAGCTGGAACAAATGGATCAAGCGCATATACTTTTACAGGGCCAGGAGCCACTTCTGGTGATAACCCTAACTTTACATTTTACAAAGGGCATACTTATCTTATAGATAACACGGCAAATGTAAGTAGTCATCCTTTACAAATAAGAACATCAAATGGTGGCTCTGCATTTACTACAGGTGTAACAGAAAACTTTAACTCTACCACGGGGTTAACACAATTTATTGTACCACATGAACCAAGCGATACTTCGTTAGTGTACCAATGCACTAATCACAGTAGTATGGTTGGAAATATAACGATAGTTTAGTACCATGAGTTATACTTACACAACATTAAAACAAGCAATTCAAGACTGGACAGAGAATGATGAAACTACTTTTGTCAATAATCTTGATGTCTTTATAAAAAACACTGAAGAAAAAATACTTAGGGGCATTAACTTAGATCTATTTAGAAAAAATGCATCTGGGTCAATGACATCTGGCAATCAGTTTTTAGCAGTGCCAACAGATTATCTTGCACCTTTTTCTTTGTCCGTTACAAACAGCAGTAACAAAGAGTTCTTACTTTTTAAGGATGTAAACTTTATTCAAGAATACAATCCTAATCCATCGACTACAGGCACTCCCAAATATTATGCTCTTTTCGATGTTACAAACTTTATTATAAGTCCCACACCGGATGCAAACTATTCAAGTGAACTTCATTATTACTACAGGCCTACTTCGATAACAGCTACGGGAGATGGAACTTCCTGGTTGGGTACAAACGCATCCAACGCAATGTTGTATGGAGCGTTAACTGAGGCATACATTTTTATGAAAGGTGAGGCAGATGTACTTCAATCATACCAAGCTAAATTTAATGAGGCGTTACTTTTATTGAAGAATTATGGCGACTTTACAGAGAACACTGATTATTATAGACAGAGCGTAAGAAGTGGTCAGCGAAGTTAAGGGGTTTTTATGTTTCAAGCAGAGATGAATGTTCCTGACGTAAATGTGTTTACGTCAAATGATGGGGGTCATACTAATGAGCAGTTAGTTGAACTTGCCTTGGATAAGCTACTTTATATATCTGATGATGCTCATCCAGCGATTAGAGAGCAAGCTAAAGCATTTAAGGAAAGAATAGCCATAGTTATGCTTCAGTATATTACATTGGCAAGAAGTGAAGAACGTGCTACTATCGTGCATATGCTAGATAAAAACGGTCATAATGATTTAGCAAAAATAATAAGGAGCTTATAATGGCAATTACTCAAGCTATGTGTACTTCTTTTAAAAAAGAATGTTTATTAGGTGTACATAGATTTGGAACAAATTCAGCGGATACGTTTAAACTGGCGTTGTATACATCTTCTGCTTCTCTTGGGGCAGGCACTACTGCATTTACTACTTCCAATCAGGTAAGTGCTAGTGGTACTTATTCTAGTGGAGGAGGTAGTTTAACGGGGGTTGCACCTACAACTTCTAGTACAACAGCGTTTACAGATTTTGATAACCTTAGTTTTACGAGTGCAACGATTACAGCAAGAGGAGCAATGATTTACAATTCTACTCCTAGTGCTAACGATGAGTCTGGAAGTTCGCTGACTAATCCTTCGTGTGTAATTTTAGACTTTAGTTCAGATAAAACATCTACATCTGGTACGTTTACAATTCAGTTTCCTACCGCTGACGCATCTAACGCAATCATCCGTATTGCTTAATAGGTGGTACTATGGCTCTTGTTTTAGGAGATCGTGTAAAAGAAACCACGACTACGACAGGAACAGGAACCTATAGTCTTGGCGGTGCTGAGAATAACTTTCAAGCGTTTTCTGTTATAGGCAACGGAAACACAACTTACTATTGTTGCCAAGACAGTTCCAACTTTGAAGTTGGAATAGGAACCTACACCGCTTCTGGCACCACATTAGCCCGAACTACTATATTACAGTCTAGTAATTCAGATAATGCTGTAAGTTGGAGTTCTGGTACAAAAACCATTTTTTGTGTATATCCGGCTGAAAAAGCCGTCTTTTTAGATGCAAGTAATAATTTAAACGCATTATCATCTGGTGCTGTAATTATGACCACATTAAATTCAGACACTCCTTCAACTACGACTTCAAGTGGTGACGCTGATTTTATTTTAATAGACGATGGTGGTACGATGAAAAAGATAACACCGTCAAATTTAGGCATTGGAGATGGTGCGTCTAAAGGTTTTGCTACCGCTATGGCGATAGCCTTGTAGGAGTAAAATATGGCACAGGACTTTGAAAGAAACATAGCAAGAAACATAGGGACTTCCGCAAGTACCTTGAGAACGGCTAACTCAGATGATGCAATCGTTGGTATAAACATTTCTAATGTTCATACATCACAAATATTGGTTGATGTATATGTGACTGCAAGTTCTGCCGATTATTATATTGTTAAAAATGCTCCCATACCAACAGGTTCTTCCCTTCAAGTTTTAGACGGAGGGGCTAAGATTGTTTTACAATCGGGAGATGCTCTGAAAATCGTGAGCAATACAGCAAGTAGTTGTGATGCTTGGGTTTCAGTAGTTGATGCAATTAGTACATAGGAAAGATCATGACTAACATTATAACATATTCTCAGCGTTACGATTCAGTTGGTGATACAGAAATAACTCAAAACATTGAGATAGTACAATTAACTGTAACTACCACCTCTGGTTCTCCTAGATTAACTTTTACAAGCGGAGATGGTGGGTTTACTATTTTAGATATTGATTTTGTGCCAGAAAACGAGTTTCGTATTTATGTTCCTGCTCCAGGACTAAGAGCCAGTAATCTTTGGATATCCAACATGACCAATGTAAAATCATGCACCATTTTTTATAACAACGTGGAGTAGGAGCTATAATGCCTTACATCGGTGGTCAACCAACAGCAAACTTTGTGGATATACCAGCCGTAGAGCGATTTAATGGCAATAACTCTACTACATCTTTTACATTATCTAGAACAATAGGAAACGACCAGGATATTGTTGTTTCTGTTGATGGTGTTATTCAAGATACAAATAAATATAGCGTAAGTGGTACGACACTTAGCTTTAGCACTGCCCCCTCTACAGGCACAGGTAATATCTTTGTAAACTTTCTTGGTCTTAATATTGCCACAGTTACACCTCCAACAGCTAACAAGTCAGACTTTCTTGGCGGTGGTATGTTTCGTGTAAATGATAAGACAGTAGGTGCTGATGTAACGATAGGTGGTGCAGAAAATGCTAGTGCTACTGGCCCTATTACAGTTAACTCTAGTGTCAC